TCCACTTCGACGGATGCAATGGCAAGCCGTACAAGCCATGCAAATCAATGCTCAGGGTTCTCTTGAGAGCATGGGGGAAAGACGCATCGAAATATACAGGCCGATCGATTACACTATATCTCGACGAGGCAATCCGGTTCGGTGGAGCCGCTGTCGGTGGAATCAGAATCAGCCATCTGTCGCACATCGCAGGCCCTATCACGATGGCCCTGACGGTGACGCGAGGGACGAAGAAGGCGTACACGGTCAGACCGCTGGACGTCGCCTCATTACCGGATCATCCGCCAGCAGAAGCAGACCCTGTGCTCATATCCGCCGGCCTTGCCGCATCCTCAGAAGGCGTCGAGATTTACACGCAATGGCTTGGAGGATTGACGCCTGATCAGAAGGAGCAGATCAGGAACATGCACCAGGAATGGTCGAAACGGGCGAAGCTCGCAGACATGGACATGGATAAAGGGCAAGACCAATGAACACCACAGGTACATCACTCACCGTACAGCAGCGCGCATCGGTCGCGATCGGCGGCAGCGAGTACGAGGCCGAACTGAAAGAGATGGCATCTCGGTCGGCCGGGATCGTCGCCATATCGAACCGGGCAGGACTGCAGGAGTGCCACGCCGCCAGAATGGGACTCAAGAGAACGCGCCTGATGATTGGCGACAAGGCCAGAGCGGCCACCGAAGACGCGAAGGCGTTTGTCGCCGCCGTCGGCGTGCGGGCAAAGGAACTGGTCTCCATCCTGACGCCGGAAGAATCGCGTCTTGGTGAGTTGCAGTACGGATACGAAGCCGAACAGGAGCGACTCAAGGAAGAAGCCAGTAGGGTCGGACGGGAGAGGGTCAACGCAATTCTCGACCGCATTTCTGAGATTTCAGCACTCCAGTTCGTCGCCGCAGGGAAACCGCTTTCTGGGGCCATCCAGATCCTGGAGAAACTCGAAAGTGTCTCGATCGACGACAGCTATCAGGAATTCGCATACCGCGCTGTGACCGTGTTGCAAGCGACAAAGGATGCAGTCAGGAAAATCATCGAACAGATCGGGGCCGAAGAGGCCGCAAGGGAAAAGGCAGAAGAAGATGCCGCATGGCGCGCTGCAGAGGCCGAGTCCGCGCGCATCGCAAAGGCAGAGAAGGACGCCAAGCGCGCCGCAGAACGAAAAGCGGAAGCTGACCGACTTGCAGCAGAACGCAAGGCGGAAGCTGATCGGCTCGCCGCAGAACGCGCGAAATTGGCCGCAGAGAAGGCGGAATTCGACGCAAGTCGGGCGGCTATTCTGGCAGAAATCGAGGCAGCCAGGAAGCTCGCAGAGGAGAAGGACGCGGCAGCGCGCGCCGAGGCCGAGAAGGAAGATGCCATCAGACGGGCGCAAGAGGCTGAAGAAAAGCGCATCGCAGACGAAGAGGCGGCAAGGGCACGCGCCATCATCACTGACAAGCTGGAGCGCATCGCCGCCGAGTGCGAGACACTGACACCTCATCAACTCGACGCGGTTCTTCTGGCAATCGTCAAGATTCGCGACAAGTGCGGAGATCTTCAGGATGGAGAGATTGACGACAGCGACCGCATCCACATCGATGTCGCGGTGTCGATACTCCCATGCTTCTAGCAGGAATAAACCAATCACAACCGGCCGCAGTGAGTGCGGCCCAATCACCATGGAGCAGTCGACAGTATGGAAAGCCTCGTAAGAAGAAACGAAATTCTCCGTTCACAGAAGGGGCCTCGTTGGAAGATTCTCCAGGCCCTGAGAGAGCATGGCCCACTGACTTGCGAGGAGATCGCTCAGCATACCGGGCTGTTATCGGCTGTTGTCGGCAACAACGCCAGAGCAGCAAAGGCTGACATGCTGGTCGATAGGGGTGGCTTCGACGACGTTACAGGAAGGCCGATCTACAAGATCACGGCCGCTGGGCGCGATTGGCTCAAGTATGGGGTGGTTCCAGAAAAGAAGTCCGTGGAGAACACCCCCGACATGCCGTCCGAACAGGACAAGGATGTCGACTCCGGATGTCATGACAAACCTGAACATGAACCCGATCCGTCTATCGAGGAACCTGTGACAACTGATCCTGAACACGAGCCTGAACCGGAAGATCAAGGCGACGACCTATATGCTGTCGTAATGCTGGATGATGTATCGAGAGTCGTCTCTGCAGCGCTCACCAAGGGAAGGAAGAACGCAATCATGGAAGCGACATCATCATCCATGGAAACCGGAAAGGACATTACCATCTACCGGACTTCCAAAATTGGGATTGTGAAGATGACGCCAGTATTCGAGGATCTGAAATGACGTGCCATGCAGCAGTTCAACCAGATCGCTGCCGAACGGACGCAGCAGACGGCATCTGTACCGTTGATCGAGACGCAAGTTGATCGGCGTTGGAACGGAGGACGCTTGCGGATGGGCATGCTGACCGCCGTGTTGGCAGATATTGGGATCTATACTACGATGAAATATAACGATTTTGTAGGCGCAAAACTCGGCACTGACTACGCTTCTGGAATCGATGCCAAATTGCGCGACTACTCACTATTTCCGCACCAGCGCGATTTAGCATCATGGGCCTTGCGAAGGGGTCGGGCGGCCATTTTCGCCGACACCGGGCTCGGCAAGAGCAGAATTCAGTTAGCTTGGGCAGATATGGTGCATCGTGAAACGGGGGGAGATGTACTGATCTTGGCTCCGTTGGCGGTGGCCGAGCAGACGGCGGAGGAAGGATCGAGTATCGGCGTCACTGTAACCCATGCCAGAGAAGCAGATGACGTGCGGCCAGGCATCACGATCACGAACTACGACCGGATGCACAAGTTTAACGCGGCACGGTTCGCGGGAGTGGTGATGGATGAGTCGAGCATCATCAAGCACCACGCGGCAAAGACGCTGCAAAACATGCTTGATTCATTCCGGGACACCCCCTACAAGCTATGCGCGACGGCGACTCCTGCCCCAAACGACTGGACCGAACTCGGCAACCACGCCGAATTTCTCGGCGTTCGATCGCGGGCCGAGATGCTCGCCGAGTTCTTCGTCCATGATGGAGGCGACACGCAGACATGGCGCATTAAGGGCCACGCGCGGAAGGTGTTCTGGCGGTGGGTAGCATCGTGGGGAGCAATGGTTCGCTCGCCGGCGGACTTGGGCCACGACGCCAGCGCATACGCTATTCCTCCGTTGAACGTGCATCAGCACACGGTCGAAACCGAGCACAACCATGCGCATGGATTGTTTGCCATGGAGGCGCAAACCCTCATGGAACGCCGCGACGCTCGCCGAGCATCGATTGTGGAGCGTGTGCGGGCATGCGCCCACATGGCTAACTCCGACAGTGATCCGTGGGTTATATGGTGCGACCTCAATGCCGAAGGAGACGCACTGACGGCGGCAATTGACGGCGCGGTGCAGATCGCCGGCAGACACGATGCCGATGTGAAGGAACAGCGGCTGCATGACTTCGCGCACGGCAAGATTCGCGTGCTGGTCAGCAAGCCGTCCATCTGCGGATTCGGTCTCAACTGGCAGCATTGCGCCAACATGGCTTTTGTCGGCGTGACAGACTCATTCGAGGCGTATTACCAGGCCGTGCGCCGCTGCTGGCGCTTCGGCCAGAAAAGGCCTGTCAATGTGCATGTCTTCTCCAGCCAACAGGAGGGCGCCGTTGTTGCAAACCTGCGGCGAAAGGAATCCGACGCCCGCGCGATGGCTAACGCGATGGCGGCGGAAACTCTTGATGCGGTGCGTGAAAACATCCTCGGACGCACCAAGGACACCAATCCATACGAACCTATATCACGCATGCAAGTTCCATCATTCATGGTGGCTGCGTAATGCAAACTCGCTATCAATCATTCGTTGAATCTTGCATCAACGTCGCCATCGGCTACGGCGTAGCACTGATGTCACAGATTATTGTGTTCCCGCTTTTCGGCATTCACATTTCGCTGTCGAGCAATATCGCCATTGGAGCTATTTTTACCGTCATTAGTATCGCCCGCAGCTACGCTGTGCGGCGCGTTTTCAACAAACTGCATGGGGTGCCGCGCGCATGAACTGCATTGACCAGACAATCGGCGAGAACTTCGCCTTGTACCACGGAGATTGTGTTGAAGTGCTCCACGGCCTGCCGGCCAAGAGCGTGCATTACTCGATCTTTTCGCCTCCGTTTGCGAGCCTCTACACCTACTCAAACAGCCCGCGAGACATGGGCAACTGCCGCAGCAATGATGAATTCTTCGAGCACTTCGGCTATCTCGTGGATGAACTGGCGCGCGTAATGCAGCCTGGGCGCAATGTGTCGTTCCACTGCATGCTGTTCCCTGCCAGCAAGGAGCGGGACGGGTTCATCGGCCTCAAGGATTTCAGAGGAGACTTGATACGCGCATTTCAAGCCAAGGGATTCATTTTCCACAGCGAGACCGTGATCTGGAAAGACCCGGTAACTCAGATGCAGCGAACGAAGGCGCTCGGGTTGCTACACAAAAGCGTCCGCGAGAACGCGAGCATGTGCCGCCAGGGCATTCCAGACTACCTCATCACGATGAGAACGCCCGGCGATGTGGCAGAGCGCGTGAAGCATACGGCCGACGACTACCCGGTTGAGAAGTGGCAGCAGGTGGCCAGCCCGGTATGGATGGATATTAACCCATCCGACACGCTCCAATACATGAGCGCCCGCGAGCACAACGACGAGCGGCATATCTGTCCTTTGCAGTTGGAAGTGATACGGCGCGGCGTCGAACTTTGGACGAACCCCGGAGACATTGTTCTATCGCCTTTCGCCGGGATCGGAAGCGAGGGCTACGTGGCGCTGCAAATGGGGCGAAAGTTTGTCGGTGCTGAACTCAAGGCGAGCTATTACCAGCAGGCAGCCATGAACCTAGCGAACGCAATGCGCGGGACTGCCGACCTGTTCACAGCGTAATTCATGCCAACGTGATGGTGATCAGCCTGACGCACACCGACACCGATTGAACAACCACCGCAGCTTGATGCGGCAGGCATGTTCGACCGCATGGTTGCTCGAATTGATCATAACGAATGGAAGGATGATGGATCAGTCGATTGAACTACTGCGCAAACGTGCGCAGGCAAGCGGTGGTGATGCGCTTCTTGAGGAGGTGGCGGATGAGCTTGCCAGGATGCGGATACTTGCCGGAGACGCTTACGTAGCATGGGACCATGACCGCGACGCTAGGGTCGGAAACATGCTGCTGGCCATGTGTGATGACAAGTTCTGCCAGACGTACCGGCCAGATCTGTGGGCGCCTAACGCAGAGGTGAGCTGACTGCGCGGCTTTTCGCGCAGGTCAGCTCGACCGCCTGGTTAGCACCTGGCGCAAAGGAGAAGACATGAAACGACTGGAATACCCGATGAACCACGAATGGCATGTGGCGATCAACCGACACCACGACGGGAAGATTGGCGCTCCCGACTGGAAACGATGGATGTACGAAGCGAAGGCGATGGCGGACGAAGTGCCGCGCATGGCGCTGGTGCTCGGCATGGAGCGGCGCGGAGAACTCGCCAAGACGCACAAGCAATGCTCGATGACGCCAGCAGTACCGGTGCAGAGCAACCACCTGACATGCTGCCTCGGCGTGAAGTGCGCGGAGTGCCCTGAACTGCTGGCGCTCGACAATATGGAACGGGTAACGCCAGAAGAGATTGACACCGCAAAGGCTTGGACGTGCGCGGCCCACATTGTTTCAGAAGGCGGCGACATGATGAACGAAGGATACCTGCTCGACGTGAGCGACAGGATGTACTTGGACAACGTGTGCGAGAGCCTGAGCCAAGGTGATGAAGTGGCTAACGTTGCGCTAACCGGCGAGCCGAAGGCGAGTCCGAGTTGAGCGCAGGGTCAGCCGGCACTATCCGGTGCGAAAGGACAGACGATGAGCGAAGAAGACGATAGCGCCCCAGACATACAGCCGGAACCAGGCGTGGCGCCAAGCGTATGGACGTACTCCACGATGAATCGCATGAACTGCAGAACAACCGTTCACACCACAGAAATTGTTGACGGTGTTTTGTTCGTCGCCGTGCTGATTTACGGAGGAGACGGCCGCCTCGAAGAAAAGAGACTAACTCGCGCCGACATGGTGCGTGCGTAGGCCGGCTAACGCTGCCAATAACCGGCAGCCGTAGGCTGTCCGGTTGATTGGCTTGTTAGGTGTGTGGCTCCGAAGCGTGGAGAACTATGAATGAGTTGGCTTTATTCGCGGGCGCTGGTGGAGGCATTCTCGGAGGCCGTGCCGTTGGATGGCGAACCGTGTGCGCCGTGGAGTGGGACACCTACGCTGCTGGGGTACTGCTCGCCCGACAAAACGACGGACTGCTTGAGCCTTTCCCGGTATGGGACGACGTTCAGACCTTTGACGGACGACCTTGGGCGGGAACTGTTGACGTTGTTTCGGGCGGCTTCCCCTGCCAAGACATCAGCAGCGCAGGCAAAGGCGCCGGGATTGACGGCGCGCAAGGGCTACGCTATTACCGACGAGGCGGTTGAGAACAGCGCCTCGGAAACCCTGTGGTGCAGCCCTCACTGTGTGCCGGAGAGGCAGAAGCAGGAGGCGCTGTTTTGAAGTGCCCTAACACGAAGTAGACACCTTATTCGTGGTCTACTTCATCAAAAAATGGAGTAGATACCTTTTTTCCGATTTCCAACGACCTGGAGACCCTATGCTCCTGACAATCCAACAGGCTGCTGGCCGTGAATTGCATTTGGTATGGCGCAGAATTCAGCGTAACCAGACCATGAGTCCGCTGAGTATTTCGCGGTACTTCTAGAATATGGATCGAGAATGAACGAACAGGACGAACTGAACTACGATCTCGGCAGCCGTGCCGCATGGCGGGTCATGCTTGGCGAGTGCTGCCGGCAGCTTGCCTACGACGACGTCGAGGTGCAAAAGGTAGCTTGGATCAACGAGCGCGAGGATGCCATTGCAGCGCTCCGTTCCGCGTGCAAAGACCACGGCGACAACGACTGGCCAGACAACCTTGTCCTGGCTGACGTGGTGGGAAAGCACTTGGTTCGCCACCTTAACGACCAGCAGGGATCGAAGACGATGCCTACGACTTCCTGAGATAGAACACCCACCCAGCTATCCTCACCGCTGCCCATATCGGCCACCTTTGCCATGCGGGGACGCCAATCGTTCCCATGGCTTCCAGCAATACCGCGTCGGCCAGACGGCGCGGCAGGATGCCTGTCGAGTACAGGTAGTCATGGATCACCGCCGGCTCAGTGGCAACACCACCGAAGAGTAGGTAAGCCAGGGGAAGCCGCGGCACACTGGCGAAGTCAGTGGAGAATCCAGACGGGGCGACGATGACCTGCCCGGCAACATCGGATCGATACGCCAGCGGCGAGGAAAGCACCCATTCCCCATGCTGATCGTGTTCTGCCTGTAGCGTCGTCAGAAATTCGCTCATGGCACCTTGAGAACGAGCTTCGCCGCCTTCCAGAACGCCCGCCGTTCGGTGCGCCCATTCTGACCGCCGTTTATCCTTCTGGTGATCTGGTCAAACTCGCCTTTGTCCGCCAGTTCGTTGAGTCCGTGTTTCCACCAGAACCACGCTGCCGACCGCGCGGCTAGGATGGGTTCTTCCAGTCGTTCCGGATGGATCAGCAGCACATGCGATCCACCGAACAATGCGGTAGAACAATCGGCGTAGTTCGCCAGGCCGGTGATCTGGATCAAGCCTCGCCCCCTGAACCTCTGCCCGTCTCCGGGGACCGTGTTCCCGAGATCCTTGCGCCCCTCGTATGCCTTCCCGCTGGCAATCTCGCGCGTGTAGATGAGGCTTCCAGACTCGTGCGCGATCTGCGCCAGAAACGCCGCCTGACGCTTCTGTGTGTCGATGTGGTACTCCGAGACATGGCCGATTCAATTGGCGCCGCGAAGATCGCCGCGCGCCGGCCTGCGTAGGGCATGATTGTTCTGAGTGTCGATTCCATATCCATCGTTGTTTCCCATTCACAGATAAAGGGTGTCACCATTTGGTGTCACCATTTCAGACAAAGGGTGTCACCATTTTACATGCTCCCTTACCCAGCCTGTCAGCCACCACGCCGCACTCACCAACGTAGCCACGACCGGGATCAGGATCTTGAACGCCGACACCATCATCTTGCTACCCCGCCACAGTAGGATCAGTTCATCGATGGCTGCTTTTGTCTCCCGTTCTTCTGCGACGTGCGCCACGATCGTATCGTGAGTCAACCGAGACAGCCCCTGCGTATCGCGGGCCAATTCCTCGATGCTATCAAGCCGGTGGCGCAAGATCGCCGCTTCCCCCCGCCAGGACCGGCGGTCAATCCCATCGTATCCTGATCGATCGGTATCCTCTGTGGCGCCCGCCTCCGCGAGATCTTCATCCTTGATGTGCATAGTTCCCTATTCTTCTTCTGATTAACGAAAGACCTGCCCAACTCGCTGATGATCGTCAGTCATTGCATCCTTTCAGCTTGCCTGTTGAACCCGCGCATCACCGCCGCCATGCGCTCGTTGACTTCACGCGCCCTGCTGGCCGAATCTGGACCGCCCTTGCTTACGATGCCGCGACGAATCTCACGCAGCTTGCTAATCTGACGTTCGGCGGAATTCCCGAGTGCCGCCAGTTTGAGAGCATACGGTTTATCCAGCATGTAAGGCGCGATCCCGGTGCCATCCTTCAGGCGCCCCTTAATCTCTCTCTCCGCAGCGTTCGCCTGCAGGATATTCTCGTAGAACGCTTCGCTTTGCCCGGACGCGCCACTGGTACTCCCGTACAACCGCCCGGCCAGCGGGATCTTGTATGACGGAAGTTCCTCGCCGGTGAATGGCGCCGTGGCCATGGCGAGAACTTTGCCAGCCTCGCGCCCGATGCCGCCCGTTAACTGGCCGATCACGTAATCGATCTGATCCGGGGTCGGCGACAGTCCGCCAGGCGTGTACTCTGTCCCGCCGGTCGCTGCGTTGATCGCTTGCGCGAATACCTTCGCAAATGGCGTCGCCGAATCCTTTGCGCGCTGCGTGCCCGGTTGCGGGTCGAGGCTGTTGCGGTTCTCGATGTAGATCGGTCGCCCGGTCCAGTCCCTGTTCTGCGCCAGTGCAACGAACGGGTCGAGAACCGTCGGCATAGCCATCTGCAGAGGCGGCGACGATCCTCCAAGGGGGTTGAAAGCATCCGCCAGGACGGTGAATAGGCTCGCCATCTGCTTGCCGGACGTCTTGTCCTTGTAGGCGGCCATCTCGACGGCCAGACGCCCGATGTTCGGCAGGAAGTGGAACCCAAGCGGCATTGGGATGGCAATGTACTTGTCATTGCTGATCGGAATAATCAGCGAGCGCTCCTTGACGAACTCCGGGATCTTGCTCCACTCGTCGTCTTCTCCGTCTCCCCCTCCCATTGCTGCAATTCCCATCACGGCACTGATCGCACCGACCAGCACGCCACCTGCCATGATCTTCCGGCCTGCCGGCCCGGCCAGCGTCTGCGCCATGCGCGTCGTGCCCTGCACGGCGGCATTGAAGAAGGCATACAGCGCCCCTAGCTCGCGCGTCTGCCGGCCCTTCCGGTTGAAGTTCACGGTCAGGTTCTTCGCGAGACTCGCCGCCCGCTCCTTGGTCATTCCGCTGTCGAGACCGGCCTTGTACGCAGCGAGTCGGACGGCTGTTTCCATTGCTTCGTTATAGTCACTCAGCCACGATGCGACGGCATGGAAGGCCCTTCTTGCGCTTCCATGATCGAGAGCTTTCATCTCCTTGAGGATGCTATTACCTCGATCCTCTGCGTTCAGGAATAGATCACGGTATCCAGTCATGCCGCCGACCATGTTCAACTCTTCCGAAAGCGCGGCCCACTGGCCAGTGGTTGGCAGCCGACCATAGTTCTTGAAGGACGCCTTCAGGATGTTGAGAGAATCTTTAAGCACTTGTCCCTGTTTGCCTGCAAGCTCAGTCGTACTCAAGTTCAGCGCCCCCGTCTGTAGGTCGCGCATCATGTTGATGACACCGAAAATCGGGTTGTACTGCGTGTTGATGGACGCAAACCACCGTGTTGCCTTCCCAACGGCCGGAATCAGGTAGTGCAAATCGTCAACGTCCAGGTTCTTCAGTGCATTGGCCATGCGCAGCGCTTCCGGGTTGTGTTCATTCATCGTGATGGCCACGTCCTTTCCGGCGATGCGCAGCATGATGACGTTCGGCAGGTTTTTGTACATCGGATCGGGAACGGTCTTCACGAATCCGGTCGCTTTGTCGATGATGTCGGTCGTCGGAACGGTGCCGACCTTCCACACGTCCGGCAGTGGGTTTTGGCGAGCCATGAGGTACAGCCTGCGCATCACGTTGTTCTTTTCGCCGCGTGTCAGCGCCGCCTCGCGCTGCATGGCGATATGCCCGAGGATGTGCGTCACCTGCTGATTGCTGCCGGTGCGCCGCCTGGATGCATCTCCCTTTGTGCTGAACCCCTGCCCGATCGGATGATTTACGCTGTCCGGGTGCGCCTCGTCGCGGTGGAGTGGGATGTAGTGCCGGTATGTTCTGCGCCAGGTGTCGAGGCTCTCGCGGCTCATCAATCCGTAGTTCTGGAGGAGTTGCAGCGTGCCCTCGTTTATGGCGTCGACACGGTTCGCGAGCGCTTCCAGGTCGGCGCGCCGCTCTGGCGTCAGTCCGTCCATGATCGCGGCGGCGGCGGCGTCGGACATGCCCGATAGGGAACGGCGCTCATCCTCGGTCCCGCGGAATGCTTGCGCGCCATTCCACGCGGCCAGTTCTCCGCGAGCGTCGTTCAGGGACTGTTCTAGCGCACTCGTTGCCGCCCCGGTGGCTTTGGCCCGTTGGAGGTGCAGTTCGAGACTGCGCACGGTTGCTGCCGCCTGCCTCTGGCCGGCGTCGATCTCGGCCTGACTCGGATTGCGCCGAGCCATCTCGGCATTCGCTTCCGGAGCGTGCCGCGCATGGAGATAGGTTTCGAGATCCTGCAGACTCACGCCGCGCGCACGCATATCGACCAGCAGCGGCCGAAGCTCGGCCTTCAGGAAGCCATCCGTCCGGTGCGACAGGCGCTTGTGATACAACTCCTCGCCGAGGTAGGCATCGTTCAGATCGGTGATCGTCCCGCCAATCTTCCGGATGTGGTCCCGGATGCGGCGCAAATCCACGTACTTGTCCTGCAGCTCGTAGATCAGCTTGTCGATCCGTCCCGGCGTCAGGATTGCCGCGGCCTTGGCCTTGGCGGCCTGCCACAAGTTTCCGGGAGATGCTGGATGTGTTACGGCAGGCTGAGTGCCGGCGACGCTAAAACGAACACTGTCCGCCCTGTCCAGATTCCCGTCGCCCATCTCCCCAAAGTACATCGCGCCGGATTCCCGATACGGGCCAGGCATCGGATGGCTTGCTCCTGAACCAGACAGGTAGCTCGCGTGCGCGCTCGCGCTTCTCGGGTTCCCGTAGATGCCGCGCTGGGCAACGAACGTCAGCCCGTTGTCAGCGGCGAAACGACGGAAGGTTTCGGGTACTCGAACGCCCTTTGGTCCGGTTGCAATGGCCATTCCGTCGTCGGTGACGCGGAGAAAGACGGCGTGTTCTGGCCGTTCAAGCGCGGCCGCATCTCGTCGCAGTTGGCGCAGTCTGGCCCCGTCGATAGGCGCCTTGGCTGGCGCTGTTGTCGGTATTGTTCGTCGGTCATCTTGTTGCCCTTGTTGGTCGTCGGCGATGTTATACCGAATGTCCGGGTCGTTCGCGTCGAAGGTACCGCGGTTGCCGATGGCTGACTTGATCTGCTCTGGGCGGAACACGACAACAACATCGGATGAAACTTCGTCCTGGTTCGTCTTGCCATTCATCAGTACGTCATTGAAGATGACGGCGGTGTATCCAGATCCTTCTGCCTTTTGCGCGATGTCATCAAGAAATCCGTGCCCGCCAATAATCAGTTCTTCCTCTTCATCTATCTCATTGGCGAGCTTCCTCGGGATTTTGATGTCTCCAGCGCGTGCGCCTTGAGCATCCACGGAGACAGAAAACTCGCCTGTATTCACAAACAAAGGAACAACCTCTCCTGTTCTGCGAATCTTCCCGTCTTCCGCTTCCCACCCCGTATATTGTTTTGCCAGCTTCTTTGATGTGGTCAGATACAGGCTGGACCCATCGAACTTTGTAATGCCAATCGACTCGCTGCCGTGGTAGACCACTCGCGGCTCACCCGTCTCCGGATCAACCACCTTCGACGCATTCGCCGGGGCGCCTTCCCAATCCCCAAACCACGCCTTGAACGCCGGCGTCCGCACCTGCACCCACTGCCCGTAGTTCAGTTTCGTCCGGCCAGCGGCCTTCGCCTTGTCGTAAGCCGCGCGACCTCCCGCCTCGCGCTCGGTGGCGGCGAACTGGTCTTCGGTATCGAGGTTGAAGCGCACCGCCTCATCCGCCGCCCGGATCGCGTCCAACTTCTCGCCGTTTCGTTCCAGCAGGGCGATGCGATCGAGCGTTGGCTGATCCCAGATGACGTAGTTGTAGGTGCCTTTGCCGTCAGCGCGGCTTTGCCCGTCGAGGTAGCGCAGGCCGGGGATGCCGAGTCTTAAAAGGGTTTCGCTGGCGGACTTGGCTGTGCGCGACACGGATAACTGTCTGTACAACTGATCTCCGTATGTTTTGTCCGGCCTTTCTCCTTCATAACCTTCTGAGCGAAGGCTTTCTTGCACTTCCGGTGTCTGCTCACTCAGCGGCTTGTCCCAATCCAGCAAGTGCGGCATCACGTCGTCGGGGATGTCGAGTTGGTAGAGTGATCCTCCTTCAGGAATGTACTCCATCTCGTGCAACAAATTGGACGCCTCATTCTGCAGCTTTGTAGGGTTGTCAACCCACAACGCAGCACTTGCGGAATCAAGATCCCCATTGCTGTTTTTCAACTCATAGGCAGCTATAACCGCTGCTTCGACAGAGTAGCCGCGGGATTTTGCGACACGTATTAGATCCCGCTTGGCGTCTCCAATGTACCCAACCCGTTCGCCTCCGAGCATGAATAGCGTGACGCTCGCACCGCTTAGCCTATCCCTGTACCCGTGCGCAACGCCATGGGATTCCGCCGAATACCACCCCCACCCATACGCCTGCGCCCCCTCGCCGGTCCCCATCTTGTCCAGCCTCGGCCGGCCATGCGGGAATCCAGGCTCAGGCGCCCACACATGCGGCGTACCATGCCAAGCAATCGCGTAACGGTCACTCCCCTGCAGCCGGCCAGTCATCGCCGCATTCTCCCGCATCAGTGCCGCGCCATCGCGCATCACTTGGTCGAGCAGCGTTTCCTGCCTCGCCGTCTTCATCCCGAGGATTCTCGCCACCGCGCGAACGAACCATTCCCAGGCGTTCTTGATCGTCGAACCATTCGGCGCCGGGGTGGCCTGCAGCGCCTGCTGGAACCTCGGATTGCTGAAGGCTTCGGCGACGAACTCGTCCAGGCTCGACAACCCGTACTGCCCGGACAGCGACCCATCTTTCTGAGCGTAACGTAACAGAACGCGCATTCTTGCCGCGGCAGGGCCTCCTGCGGCGAGTGCCTTCAAGGTCGCCGCGTGCACCAACTCGTGCAGGATATGCCTCTCCGCCTCGCGCGGCGTGAATAGCAGCACCGTATCCGTGCGCGGGCTGTACGCTGCCGCATACTTCTGCGCGTAGGACCGATCCCCGAAATTGAACCCGCCTTGACTGTCGAGCGTGATGGTCGACGTCACGCCGAGTTTCCTCAATGCGGCCGCCAGATAGCGGTTGAACGGCCGCCGGCTGGCCTTGCCGATGAAGGAGAGAATTTCCGCGGCCGACTTGCCCTCTTGGGCCATGTTGTAGATGGCGGAGTCGGCTGGGGTGATGGTGGCGGTTACTCCACGATTGAACAGCGGGAACCCTTCGCCGAGAACCTTTGCGCGCAGTTCCGGAGTTGCTGCATCTGGTTCAATGGGCGGTCCATCGATGCGTAAATCACCGCTTCCGACACTGACGCTATTTCCGGCAGAGCCTGGAGAAAGTCCGGGTGATCCAGTGTGAATTGCGTTATCGCTCGCCGCTCCAGCAGCAAGGGCTTCATGTCCAGAAATGCCGACGCCACCGTCGCCCCCACCATCCTTTTCAGCGTCTGGTACTCCTTGTCCTCCGCTTCTGCCATTTGGCCCTGATCCATTGCGAATGCCCTCTTTGCCCACGCCGTTTTCAGCGTTTTGGTTCTGGCTATCTCGTTCCAGATCGATGCGTCCACGCTCGTCAGTGACATTCTCTTGCTCCAGTTCGGTTTTTGACTCTACGCCGATCACGTCGCGCTTTGAAGTTGCGTCATCCTTGCCGCCAGACATGGCGATGTACGCGCCCTGCAGATGGTCGATTGTGATCCCATCCGCCACTTCCGCGCCAATCTTCTCGCGGATCGTTTTCAGGACAAAGCGCGCCGCGTCCTTGAACGAGTGGTAGCCCAATCGGAATGCCGCATCGAACACGCGCACCATGACCGGGAATAGCTTTTGTTCCTGCTCCGGCATCATGTTCGCGCGGAACCGCTTGCCGAAGATGTCTGCGAGGTCGCCAAGCGCGTCGTTCAGGTCTTTGGCTGCTTGCTGCTTGTCAGTCAGCGAGTCGCCAGCAGAAATGTCGGCGGATACATTTGGCGATACATTGCCGGCCTTCGCGGCCGGCATGGCCGCTGGCGTCTGCGAAAGAGCCGCGCCACCGGCCGCCGGCTGCGCTTTGGCTTGCGTCGCCAAAGGCGTCCCCCCTGGCAACTTACCAGCATTTCTTGTTGGTTCGGCAACAGGAGGGTTCAACGGCGCATCAGACAGCCCGCCCATCGGCTTTGCAGCAGCCTTCTCGGCATCCTCTGCCGACCTAGCTACCTCGGCGTCTGCGGCCTCTTGATTGGTCTGTCCGGATAGCGCGAAGCCTTCTCCCGGTTGTGTTCCAGTGCGTCCACTATTCTTCTCGTCGCCACCATCTTGGCTATCTGATCCCTCGTCATCCTGTCCGATCCAGGGAGTTTCTTCGTCTCTTGCGTCATCTGCGGCCTCCTGTAGTTTGCGATTTCCCTCTTCGATGCGTTCCGCAGCATCAACCCATTCACGCAGAACGCGCGATGCCTCGTCCTGAAACTCCCTGCCGCGCAGTCCCTTCTGATGCAGATCAAGGAGGAGTGCGTCAACCTCCTCGTCGCTGACAAGATTCTCGGATCGGCTCATCAAGCTGTCGAAGATGTCTTGTGACCGCTGGTCAAGCGCCCTTTCAAGAGCATTCTGGCGCTTGGACAGGATGGATATGACTCGTTCTTCAATGTCCGAAAACTTGACGAACGCTGTTTTCAGGCCAAACTCTTCCGCCTTCTTCCGAATGTCGGACTTGTATTCCGCAAGCCGAGCCGCTTCCGCCTCGCGTTGCTGCGTTTCCATGTCCGTGATGCGCTCGCCGGCCGCCGCCCTCCTGATCAACTCGGCAAGGTGTTCCCCGTCGCGCACGTCGAAGTTTTCCGACTCGCGCAGGTGCATGGCCAATTCTCCAAGATCGGCAGATCCACGGTTCGTGAACAACCCGCGCAGTTTTGGCTGTCGATTGGACGTATCGCCAGTGGTGTCGAGTGCCATGGACGGATGGATTCCATCGCCGCCGGTGATGCGCAGGATGGCGTTGAGAAGCGTGGCGCCGCGCCGGTTCGGTGGAAGGTTGGACTTGATGGTTGATGACCCGGTGGCTGGTCGCGTCTTCCCCGTTACAGACAAGGCCGGTCGTGCCTCACTCTCCGGGGTTCCGTTGGTGGCAACGGATGTTCCCACAGGATTCCCGGATGTTCCCGAAACTGATTTCGGCAACATCGCCGCGCGCCGCGCAATCTCCGCCTGCGCGGCCTCCCGGATGACCGTGTTCTTGTTCTCTGCGGCCTTCGCCAGTCGCGCGTCGTCGTATCCGGCGAGCCGCTTGGACATCCTCTCCTGGATTCCAGGGGACAACACCGGATCAGCGCCAACGGGCTCGACTGCCGCTTGGACCGGAGCCTGCCCAGAAGTCTTCACGGCAATATCCGCCGCAGCATTCTCCAGCTTGGCCGCGAGTTTCAGCAGTTTTGCGCGGCTTCTCCCGCTGACGGAATCCGCGGCTACTCGGTGCCTGGTGGCTGCGGCCTGTAGTTCGGCGATGTCCTCGGAGGGAGTGGATACCTTGGCGGGTTGCGCCGATCGTCCCGACGTTGCCGGCTTGGGGACTTGGGTTTCGTTGCCATTCTGTTGTCCTTGTGGTTGTGGGATAACGCTCGCAGGCTCTGCCTGTTGGCCATTGGGAGTGGCGACGGGAGTGCTCCGGGAAGGCTCGGTCGCGGGAACCTGAGCGCCCTGCGTCATGGTGGCCATCGGCACCTGTGGCGGATCGGACAGGTCGGTGACGCCACTCTCAGCCGCCACAGTTCGCGTAACGGGCTCCTGCTGGGGCGCGTCTGCGGTTGCCGACACCGCGACCGCAGACGGGTCGATGGCCGGACCAGCCGGCTGTCCAGGGAGGGTCGAGAGCGCTTTCTGCAACGGCCCGGCATTCGGATCGATCACGACCGGCGGCGCCACGGCCTGCTCCGGCACTGGAGCCGTTCCGTCTCCGGCTTCTTGAGCCGGCCGGCCCGGATCTTCCTGATCTGCCCGGTTGTCGGCCATTGCCTGCGCCACTTTCCCGGCGCCGCCCATGACGAACCCCATCAGGCCGCCGGTCACGCCGCCGGAGAGCGACGCCGGGATGACTCCAGCCATGGGCCGCTGATTCGGGTCGAGGTAATCGCGCTTGGCAAGGTTCTCGATGTACTGTTCCGGACCAGACTGCGCCGCCTCCTGGAGTGCCTCGTTCCCGACGCCCTTCGCGACCTCTTTCCATAGCGGCGTCTTGGCCGTGCTCTTGGCCGTGCGATAGGCGCCGCCAAGCGCCCCGCCGCCCGTGGCCATCCCGATCAGGCCGGTCGACAGCGCCGTTCTCCCGAAGACCTCCCGCTCGGCCAGGTCGGCCAGACGAGCACGCGCCCCCTCATCGCCGAGGGTCTTCCTCAGCTCCTGATACGCCGGATGACGGTCGATCTGATCCTGTGGCGCCTGTTCGATCTCCGACTTGATCTGCGCCGCGTTCATCGCCGCCGAGGTCACGCCTTCCGATACCCCCATGCCGATAGCCGAAGGCGCCGCCGCGGCCACCCGTCCGCCGAAGGTCGTTGCCGGAATCGCGCCGCCGGCCAGCGCCATCGTCTCTCCCCCGATGCCGCGCGCGGCCAGCCCGGCCGCACCGCGCGTCAGCAAGTTGGCTCCGATGCCGCCAGGAATGGCCATGGCGGCCGTCGACGGAAGAGACTGCGCCGCGCTCATCAGCGCAGACTGTACCGGAGTCTCCCCGAGCTTCGGAATCACCGAGTCCGGATCATCCTCAAAGATCGGATTCTGGGCGACTTGACGGCCGGCCGGCGTCATGGCGTCCATCCAGTATTTCTGCCCCACGTCGCCGGCTTCCCGCAGTGCCTTGCCGACCCGATCCGCCCCGGCCATTCCGGCCAGCGATCCTATCCCTGATAGAAGCTGGTTCGCGCCGGCGCCGGCGCCGCGCAGATAGTCGGCCGCGGTCGCCTTTTGTCCAGCATCCGGCACGCCGGCAGGTTCGTTCGAGAACGGATCGTAGAAGCCCGCGCCAGACGACGGCTTCTTCGGTGTCGATGCAAATGGGTCGAAAAACTCTGCCATCATTGCCGTCCCATGTGTGCGTTGTAGCTTTTTCTAAGCTCCGCGTCGTCGATCGTCTTCCCACGGTTGCTCGGATGCGATCTTACCGCTTTCGCGTATTCCTCGAAACTCCCAGGGATACCCACTTGTCCCATCCTCAGCGGTCTGACATCCCCGGTCTGCTCATTGACGAGGTATCCGGAGTCCGCCTCGCTGCCTTCCAGCGTCTTCGCCCCATGCATGACGGTCGGCTTCCAATGCGAGGGTCGATCCTTCCCGGTTCTCACCCGGATCTGCTCCGCTATCGCCGCAGCCTGATCAGGCGTCTTGGCGGTCTGATGCGCAGCGTACAGGGCCTGAAGCTCTTGCTGCTGACGCAGGTTGATGTCGCCGATGTTCGCCTGCTGATTGGCTAGCCGGTTGCCCAATGCCCCCTTCTCGGATTCGAGCTTCGCCGCCTGCTGCACGATCGGGATTCTCGAGAGGTCCGCCAGCGATTGAACCGGGTCGCGCCCCTGACGCCCGGCCTGTATCCGGGCCAACTCCGCCAGATTGTTCTGGTGTCGCTGCTGCGCGTCGGCGTAGTCCTGCGTCTTTGTCCAGTCGGATGTTTCGGTGCCGTCAGCGGCCGTGTAGCGCCCCGGCGTGACCATCAGAGTCCGCCCGGTCCTTGGGTTCGTGACGGCACCCGTTCCCGGCGCGTAGTTCTGCCTCGTCGGGTCGTATCCAGGCGCCGCGAATCCGAGAATACCGGATGCCGGATTGAAACGGGCGTTTCCGGCATTCCCGGTTGTCTGCGCCATGCGTTCCGCACTGAGCTGGCCCTGCGCTGCGGCAAGTGAATTCCGGGTGCTCGCGAGGTCCGCGCGCGCCGCCTCGATCGGGTTGGCCGGCGGGGATGTCTTCGCCGCAGGGTTCCCAGGGTTGTCCCGGAGATACTGGACCATCCCGGCCTTGGAAGCATCCGAGTTATCCACAGCGCGGACCTGACTCTGTGTGGGGGCCGGGGGGTTGCTCGGAACGCCGTAGTGCTCGGCTCCGTAGTCCCCGCTTCTGGCTTGGTTCGCCGACTGCTTGAAGAACGCGCCAATCCCGGATGCCGCATCTTTCAGCGGGTCGCCACGGTTCAGGTAGGTCAGCGCACCGCCGATGCCGTCATACGCTGGACGGTAGAGATCCTGCGCGGTGATCGGCGCAAGCTCGTCGTCCTTCCCCTTCACCCCGCCCTGTGCCATCCGTTTGCGGACTCCGCCGCATCCCATTCCGTTCCCGTCGCGCGGCACCGGCGGCTTCCCGTTCGTCGCGGCGATGATCCCCTCGATGGCCCTGACGGCCGCCTCGTTGTCTGCGGTCTTCTTCGGGAGAACGACCACCGCTTCCCCGTTGGACAGCCGCACCTCGTCGCCGGCAAGCACCGCCGGGATGTCATCCGATGTCCCGGACCCCTTGCCGACCACGGGCGCAAAGGCGCCTGTCTGGAAGTCCTTCACTCTTCCGGCAATTCCACCGCGAGCAAAAGCTCGCGCGGGATCTCCAAGAGTTTGTGCCGCCGTAATGAACATGTTTTTTTTCATCGTTGCAGGCATGTCAATTACTAACCGATCAGCGCCATTCACTACTTTTCCGCCTTTGGTTGTTGCTGCTTCCAGCCCTCTTAATTGACGATAGACTGGAACCATTTGCGCGATGTTGGCAAATGTTCCAAAATCCGTTTGATTGGACATGACATCATTTGCTACCTGCGCCGCAGCGACGGCTGGATGTATTCCGGCAAAGTTATCGACCGTCGGATACTTATCTCGCAGACTCTTGATCGCTTTATTCCCGCTTTTGAAATCCTCAACAATGGGCCGTACAACAGCATCATTCAGTCCTTGCGCGATATTCACTGGAATAATTCCTCCCTCAGCCATCTTCCGTCTTCCAGCCACTCCACCGCAAGCCATCCCGCGCGATGTGGTCGCCGTTCCACCAGACGCGTGCGGATCTCCAATGCCCCCTGGCCGGTACATCGCGTTCGGGTTGATCCCGGCAGCAATCTGCTGTTCGGCCATGGTCTGCACAGGCGCCGCCGGAGCGACAGCATTCTGGTTGATGCCGGCCGCCGCCCTCGCCTTGTTCATCGCGATTTCCGCGTCGAGCTGCGCCCCTTGTTGCGCGGTCAGTCCGTCGCGCCGCGTTCCGTCTTCCCACACGAATGCGCCACCGGGGGAATCGTAACGAGGTCCGCCAATCAGGTTGTCCGCCATCCCGGCAATGCCCCCCGTCGCCATTGGCTTGACGACGCCGCCGCTGGCATAGTTCGCCGCCTTCTTCAACTCATCGTTGCGACGCCGGAGGGAATCGACGATGCCGGTCGGTTGCTGTGATGGCGGCTGTGTCGGCGGCTGTGGGGCTGGAGCTGCTGGTTTCGGAGCAGGCGGCGCGGTTCCTATCCCGTACTTGGCATTTATCTTCGCCAACATCTGTTCCACGGTCTCCCGCTTCTCGTCAGCAGCCAGTACCATCCCACCATCTGCCATGCACTTGCGCTTTTTCATTCGATTCCCCTTGATCCGTTCGACTACGCGCTGACCGAGTAGCTGCTGCTGCCACCTGCCCGCAGGTTGTTCAACATGCTGACGACTTGGTGCGCGAGCATCTGCGCCTGCGATGAAAAGACCTTCATGTTGTTCTCCACATTCTGCAATGCCGCCGCCTGGTTCGTCTTCGACGCATCCAGAAAGCTCGCCTGATTGAGCTTCTGCGCATCCAACAGGAGCGCCTGCGTCGTCTTGTCCGCATCGAAGGTCAGCAGCTTGCTTGCCTTGTCGGCTTCCAGTGCCGCCGCCTGGTTCGCCTTCGAGGCTTCAAAGGCGAGCATCTTCGAGCTTTTCTCGGCGTCGAACGTGGTGGCCTGGTTCAATTTGGCCGCATCGAACGCCGTCGACAGATTGACCTTCGCCGCATCGAGGGCCAGCGTCTTGTCCGCCTGCGTCGCCCTTAGCATCAGCTCCTGCGCGTTCGTGCGCGCCGAGAAAGCCTGATACGCGGCGTTGATCATCCTCGTCTGCGCGTCATACGCCCCGCCGGTGACTTGCCATCCCTGCCCATATCCAGCGACCATCGCCTGGATGTAGTTGATTGCCGACGACAGAGCCGCCTGCCGATTCGACAAGGCCATCCTGACGGCTTCCAGCGCCTTCTGGTAGCTCAGATCAAAATCCCTGATGGCGATGGTCCGGGTCAGCGCCGCGACGGCATCCTGTGCCCCCCTCGCCACTCTCAGGGCCGCCGAGTCAGTCGCGCCTGGCGGGAACTGCTGCCGTCTGGATACCGCGGCCTCGTAGACTTCCGCGATCGCACGGGTCTGATCCGCGTAAATCTGCGCCGTACCGTCGGCAAGGATATTCGCCTTGATCGCCGCAGGAATTGCTCCGCTGGTAGTGTTCGAGATGGCCGACACAAGCCATCCTTCCGCCGCCGCGTAAGTTTCCGGCTCGTCCGGGAACCACGTCGCCACGAATGCACTGAACTTCCCAGCCAGATCGGCAATGATCGTTCCGGCCTGCGTCGAGAAACTTCCCAGCACCAACGCCGGAGAAACGTCCCCGATCGTCATGCTCGGCTCGGTTGGCGCCGTCGCCGTGATGCTCCCCGCCGTGACAGTCCCGGCCGAGATGGAAGTTGCCGCCACCGTGCCTGCAGTGGCGTCCGTGGCGGAAATTTCTCCGGCGGAAACCGTTCCAGCAGAAACCGATGTCGCCTCGATGGCATCGACCACGTTTGCGGCAAGCCAGTTGATCAGGTCCGTGATTCGTGAGTCGAATGAGCTGGTTTTGTTGAAGGCCAGTTCCCAGATTGCATTGATGATCTTTACATTGACATCGATTGCGTAGGCGGCTCCTGGCGTGAAATCCCCAGCGGCTATGCTGCTTACCCCGATGTCCCCAATCGGGGATTCAATAATGTCAGCCATGGCTATGTCCGATGTAGTGAGGTGGTGGCTCGGGCGGCGAAGTCAGCCCCAAGTGTATCAATCCAGTGCCCGGACACACCATCCCGGATGCACACCCGATAGGTCTTGAAAAGGTTCTCGGCCAAATCATCGTAGCGAGTGGGGAACGTGACCGGGTAGCGTTCGTACTGACTCACCCCGTACTCCTGGCTGAAGACGAAAGCGTACAGCATCTCCAGGAGGTTGCACGGCACGAAGAAGACTTGTTCGCCCTGGTTGTCGTCGTTGCATGTCGAGAACCCGCCGTACATCTGCAGGGACAGGACGAAGTTGAACAGGTGCGCCGGCAGCGCGCCGTTTTCCTCTTCTGCCGCCGTGACGTAGTGCGCCCCCTTGAAACTGCCCTGTTCCCGGTACAGCGGCGCGTACATGGCCCGGATCTGCGGAGAAGGGATGCGCCGGTTCAGCGGAACGTCGCCGGCCATTGGGTCGATGAGCTTTTCCGGGAGCAGTTCCGTGTAGGTGTATCCCTGCTCGTACAGCGTCTGTGTCACGGTGTGGTAGCGCGTCTGGACCTTGAGGGTGACGACCAGTGAAGCGGAAGTCCCTGAACCGGAGAAGTGGCCTTCGACGAGGATGTAGACTTCGTTGGTGTCGTCCTGGAATAAGTAGTCCTTGGTATCCCATGTCAGCGTCTCGACAAGATTGTCCTGGTCCTCCGTGATTGATGACAGGTAGTGTCCTTGTGCCCACGGTGCAGGTCTTGAGTAATATCCTTCCGCATTCTCGCTCTGGTAGACGGTCTGCCCCATCAGCGCCGTCACCATCGAGTTTAGGGCGTTCGTAATCTCTGCTTTGACCTCTGGTGATTGGATCCCAGCAACAAGCTTGTACTGGCTAACAGGATTGACGTTTCCGTCATAGTACGGTTCCACGTATGGCCAGTTATAAATTCCGTATCCATTTACATCCCCGTAATCTGCCGCGCCACCTAAGCCCAACATTGGATTATAAAAATCCATGTTTGGGATGGCGTTCCACTGCTCTCCAGTAGAATATTCCCTGAACATCGTGACGCGAACCGTTTCTATACCGGAAAACGACATGACGAAACTCCCGTTCTGTGTCTCGTAGTTCCTCGAAACGATCGGTCGCGAACCAACGTCCTCCCCTTCGCAATAGTTCCCCAACTGCCCGCGCATTGGCCCAAGGTCAATTGTTAATCCATTGTCCTCAAGACTCCAGAAGAGGTGATCCGAAGCGGCGTTGAGCCGCATGTCAGTGGAAGTCGGAACGTTGTCCGTAAAATTGATGTACTGCGCATCCACACTTGGATACTCAGACCGAGAGTCAATGGTTTTTGTGTTGGAAGCGGAGTAGGTTCCAATTCCCAAGAAATTATGGTTTGCTGTCCCGGTAAGCGTGATGCGACTGTAGTTCGCATGCACCGTCCCAGCCATTTCCTTCGCTACCACACCTGCCCATGTGAAATACACAATGCCATGCGGAACATCTGGGTAGTTTGCGTAATGACCGAGTGCAGGCGTGGCGTACATGCCGATGGCCGTCGAAGGAAGTGTAACCCCAGTAGTCATCGACCCGGAAGACGGGCCGACGTTCACCAGTTCCGGCGGCGTCATCGCCGCTACGTCACCGCCTGATGTCTTGCTCAAATACGGCGGCGTGAGCAGCATGGCAATCTGCGCCGTCGAGAATCCCCACTCGCCGCCGAAGTCGTCCCACGAGTCGCCGGAGTAGAACAGTTGGCCGAGGTAGGCCGTGTGCGATGCCACCCGCGGACCGACCGTCATGGCCTTGTTCTCGGATCTCGGTGCTGTTGGAGTCAGCGTTTCCGTCACCCCGTCGCCGCCCCAGGACTGCACGTGCTCCCTCCCAACTGCAAATACCCGCTTCTCGGTCAGGTTGCGCTCCTGGTTCCCGTACTGGTCGTACCGATCTCCGATGTTGCGCACGTGCGGAATGCACCCATCGCTGCCGCTGGCAGTGATCCCCAGCGAGGGCATTGCCAAGGCGTTGACCTTGATCGTGCTGCCGTCGAACAGCACCACGTCGCACCAGTGCGTGTCGTCCGTGCTCGGAACGTTCCATGTCGTTGCGAAGGGTTGAACCTCGTACAGTGCCCCAGAAGGCACATACGGGCTTTGGAGAATCTCCAGGGTGTAGGGGTCGAACAGAACCGTCAGGGAAGAGCATCTTGCGACGAACCCGCGCAGCACCCGGACTGAAGCAGTCCGTACGGGGTCTTCCTTCTCGAACAGCGGGAACCCGCCGCGAGAATGGAAGTCGGTCCACGTCCCGTCCGAATTGAGCCAGGACGCCTGACGAATCCCGGAATTTCCGCCGACAGAAGAGGACATCGCCCGTTCCTGCGCCTTTCCATCCTCGCCCCCCCACCGTTGCGGCAGGGCAAATTCGCCATCGGGGAAAATCCAGTCGCTCATAGCCGGCGACTCGATTCTGACACCATCACCTCGACCGCCGACACCTCGATGTCTGACCCTTCGACGTTCTTGATGGCGATCGGAAAGTAGGCATCCCGCAGCCCCCTGCCTGGAGTGATGCGATGAACGTAAGCGCCCTGCCCGTGCGACCTGGACGGGTAATCGTAGGGGCCATTACCGAAAGAATCCGAAATGCTCGCCAGCATCCAGTTTTCCACTTTCCCGGTCACGTAGATGGCGGGTAGCGACTTCAGGCTGGAAGTTCCGAAACCCACCCGGCCGAGATGGATCACGGACAAAATCTCCTCGCCCTGGTCGTCATCCCCCTGCAGAAGCCGTAGCCCGACCGAATCCATGCCGTAGTAGTCGCCGCCGAACTTCGCGAACGAGTTGAAGTGCCAGTTCGAGTATCGCGACGTTCCCCCGCTGGTCAGGTTGTAGCACACCGTCGTAGCGTCGTCATGGTAGGTGTCCATCGCCGTCATGAAATCGTCGGACACGTCTCGACCGTAGGCAGAGGTCCCGTCCATCGAGCACACCGCGTGGATCATCCCGTTTTCCTGCCGGGTCAGGGTCGCCCCGGTCAGTGCGGCCGGCGCATTGAACCCGTTGTCACGCTGCTGGGTATGCACGGCGCCGTCTGGCGTCCCGATCACAAAACCATCCGCCCCAAACCACCCAACCGCATTCGTCAGCGGATGCTGGAACGCCGTTCCTTTGACGGCGCCGGACGGCAATCTGACAAACAGCTCCTGCTTGTCGATGTCCGCCCCGGCCAGCCAATACGTCTGATCGGCAACCACGAAGACGCCGTTCTCGCACGGCGCGACAATGGAGATGTCCCCGGCGAACCGGATGTAGTTCTGCACAGGGTCATACGACCCGAAATCGTATGGCTCGGAGTAGTACAGCCATGGACCTTTCGCAGAAATCAGGCGACCGTTGAAGATGGCGAGACAATCCCCTGGCGGAAGCGGCTCAAGAAAGTACCGGCGCCCAATTTGCCGGCCGGTCGCAGGCGCCGTAATCGTGACACTCGGCGTCGCGACAGTGACCGTCTCCGCAAGCTGCAAGGTTTCGCCGTCTGCCGCTGTGCAATACACGTTGAAGTGCGTTGCGTCACCGGCCGGAGCCGGCAAGGTGATCACCAGCGACCCTGTGCTGGTCAGATCGAACAAAGAGACCGGAGAAGCTCCCGATTCTTCGCCGTCAGCCATGCTGTGCGTCAGGACCACCATGTACGTTCCAGGGAACAGGTCGCCTACGCCTGCAGAGATGGACAGGGGGCCTCCAGGAGGTTCTACAGCCCAAGGATGGTCCGAGTTGTCCGTCCCGATCCGGCCAGAATCCTCCCCGTTGCTCCACCAGACTTCACCGGCCAGTTCCGCATAGGAAATGGGCAAAAACGACAGCCCGGTGCGCACCGTCGTGATCGCCAGAGGATTCATTTCGGTGATCACCCCGAGCGTCGTCCCCATCCCGATCAGAACCTTGTCGCCCTGGTTAGACAGGCTATGCCCGTTGTCGATCGCGACCGTTTCCCGATACCCTCGGCGCATCCGGCAATGTCCCTCGTCGGTGATGTCGACGTTCAGCGCATCCAGCAGGCACCCCTGCGGCAGGACGTAATCTCTGGCGGAGTTGTGGATGCCTTTCGGCCAAGGTCCGAGGGAGATGGTTTTCAGGTTAGGCATCAGATACTCTCCGCAGAAAATGACCCGGTTGGTAGAATCGACCCTCGAAAACTGCATCTGGACGTTTCCGGGCCAATCGTTGCGGTGACATATATCCCGCCAACGAGACTCAAACCACCGGAGAAGCTCGCCCTGTTTGGCTCATTTCCGGCAATGATCCCACCAAGAACCGGGATGACTCCGGCGATATTTGCCAGGTTTCCGGAAATGCACGACATCTCTCCGGAAGGGCAAAGGCTGCCGGAGATGCTCGCCTCGTAGGGAACCACGTAAGCAGACAAACCGCCGTCGAATTCGATGGCCCCTGAGACTGTCGCGAGAACGATCTGATCCGCGCTGAATCCACCGAACGGAGAAATTTCACCTGAGACATCGCACGCCGTTCCGGCAATGGCGGACAATTCCCCAGACGGGGAAATCGCCCCGTTGATTCCGGAGATTGACACAGGAACGATGGAAACCCTGCCGGTAGGCCGAATGACCCCGGATAGGACGCACTCCACGCCGGCAATGGCGGATTGCCCCCCTGACAGGCCGATCGCTCCGCCGATGGACGCGAAGAAGGCACATTGCGCCTCGATCTCGCCAGATGGAACGATTGCCCCGCTGAGACTTGCGAGCTGGCAACCGGCTTCAATCCCACCGCCAAGCGTAATCCCCCCAGCAACCGTGCAGACGTTGCTGTACGCCTCGACTGCGCCATCCAGATGGACAGAATCCGATACGATCCTGCACAGGGCTGCCGGCGGGGTGATGAAATCGATTTCGTTCCACGGAGGAGCCGCAACCGGCGATCCGGTTCCTGTGAAATCGACCTCATCCCAATTGGGGGGGGAGTAGGACACAGGATCACGGAATGGTCAGTGTCCCGCCAGCAGAGAATGCCACTGGCGCGTTGGCAACGATGGTCGTCGAAACCATCGAGATGAACTTTCCCGCCCCGGTCACGCCAACGTCGGTATCCATCACCGCATTGCCGGCGCTGTCCGTCCATCGCGCCCATGTGGCGGTTCGGCTGCTCGGAGAAGTGAAGTTCTCGGCTGTCGCGGTATCGATGTTGGCGAAAGTCAGCGTTCCAGTCGGTGTTTCCGTGGCACACGTCGTCGTATTTGAAGATGTTGTCTGAACCAGCAGGGTCTGTGTGGTCACTCCAGTTTCAGGGGTAGCCGGTCTGGTCCCATCGTAGATCAGGACCTTCATTGCGCCCGCGCCCGCATCCAGTTTCAACTGTAGCGCCACAAGCATGTCCCCGGCAACGTCCCGGCTTACTCGAATATCTGCTGCCATATCCTATTCCCCTATGAACCCGGAATCACCCGGTCGTAAATGATGGCGTTCTCGCCTGATCCGCCGTCAGCCGGCATCTTCAGCAAGCGCGAGGTCGGCGTTGCCGCGGCTGCGCGACGGGCGCCCCTGCTGATGCGGACCTTTCCAATGCGGCCTTTGAAGCTCTCGGTGTTGGTGGCGTTCCCGCCGATGTACAGTTGCGAACTGGTGAAGTTGTACGCAGTTCCCCCAAGGGTTCCCCACGTCGAATCATCGACCGTCACGGTGCAAGTTCCTCCGGCCCTGCGGAGCTGCAGCTTGTGCCAATTGCTGTCTGAAAATGAGACGGTCAGATTCGCTCCGACGATATGGACCCAGGCCGAGCCGTTGTGATACAGCATCTCAAGCTTCATTGGGTTGTCAGACGCATAAGCAACTATGGCGAGCGTCCCGGCCGAGGCGTTCGCGCCGATCTGGAGCAACCGAGCATAGGCGCTGCCGTGCCCGCCAGTGATCGGGTAGAACTCCAGGTCAAGGCAAAAGTCATCGGTCCCAAGGATGTAATCCGTACTGGTGCTGTAGATAGAGTCCGCGCTTCCGTCAAATTCAAATGAAATGCCATCCGCGTTGATCTTCGCATCGTTGTAATACGAGAGCGCATGCCCATTGGTGTCGGCTACAAGTTGCCCTCCCACCACGCCCCTCGACGGATCAAGGTCAAACACGCATTCATCGGTCATCGGATCGGCAAGCTCATCAACCCGGCAAACTGTGACCTCGCCGAAGGTTGCTGGGTAGAACACGTAAGCCCCGGTCGATGGATCAGAATTCGCCCCGCCGAGATACGATTGCGTGCTCCGGTCGAAGACCAGCACGGTTTTCGCCGCCGGCGCCGCCGCGTCATCGTAGACGTGGCCGGAGATGGTCGGGCGGGGGAAAGGCGCGGTAGGTAGGCCAGTTGGGCGGGCTTCCCCTTTCGTGATCCTAACGTTGCAGATGTACCCGTTCAGGATGTCGTTGTAGTTCGTGATGGAACGGCCGCCGATATGCAGGTTCTGGGTCGAGCTTCCGAACTGCACGTTGTACGAGCCGCTGCTTCCAAGTTGAACTTCGTCGAGGTAGAAAGTGACGGTCCCGGATACCCGTTTGGCTCGCACGAAATGCCAGACGTCCTTGGAAATTGTTCCGGTTCCAGATATTCCTGTTGTTCCGTTCCACAAGAACAAATGCGTTCCAGTGACAGAGCCGCTCCCACCAATCATGAACTCCAACGTAGAAGCACTGGACCCGTTGTCCACAGACAGGATGGTGGCGTTCCGTTGCGAACTCCCATTGACCGCCGAGTCGCCGTCGATGTAAATCCACGCCGCAAGGTCGAAATCCCCTGTACCAAGGTTGAAGTCTGCGCTCTGTACCGGACACCGCAGGTAGTCCCCTGTCCCGTCGAAGTAGCACGCCTTGCCGGCACCAAATGGCGTACCGACAGCAGACGACAGCCCCGCGTTGCCGTAAGCCGCGAATGGTCGCCTGAGCGCTGAAGCGTCCTGTAGATCCTCGGACAATTGGAGCAGAAGGACGGTCTTGTCCCAAAGCGTATCAATGGCCACCTGTGACCCTCACCACATGCCGTTCCGAGAACACTCGAACCACCGCAGAAGGCGACTTGACCCGGCAGAATACCGGTGCCCCAGACGATCTACTGGCAGGCATGCCCGCGCTGGCCGTCCCGTTGCAAGCCGTGATCGAAATCGCCGGCAGCGACCCTGAGCACGAGGCTGCGCCAGACGCGCTCCCGGCCAATGCGGACAGACTCAACACGCGGATGTCGCCGGCAGCCGATGCTCTCCCCGTCGCAGACCCCGATGGAGCCGTCAAACCGATCGCCGCCAGCTCCCCATCGGCCACCGTTCCGGCGCCTGAGAAAGCTGTCCCTGTCGGAGCAGAGAGCGATACCGCTGGCGCTTCGCCGCTGGTGCTGCATGATCCTGTAGCATCCCCGGATGGTGCGGAGATGGACAGGGCCTGGATACCTGCACTCGCCGCAGACGCCCCTGTTGCCGAGCCTTCCGGCGTCGTCAGTGACAGCGCTTGGAGACTTCCTGCGGCGGATGCATTACCGGATGCCGTTCCGGTCGCCGGTGACAACGACAGGGCCTGGATGTCGCCAGAAGCCGCCGCCGCGCCTGTGGCCGCCCCGGTCGGAGCAGAAAGCGACAACGGAGCGATACTCCCGTCCGCTGAAACCCCGCCTCCTCCAGCCGTGGCATTAGTCTGCACCCACCCATTGATCGACACGCGAGACGACGCAGATGCGTCATCCCCCTGTATCCAGCCTCCGAGCGTGACGCGTGAAAAGGAAGCCACGGCGGATTACCAGCGAATCTCGGGATCGAGATAGACGGTGATGCTTGGCTCACCGACAAGTGCGCGCCCCAGGATTTCTCCATTCTCAGCCGGAGTGAGCGCACTCCCAGAGTCAATCTTTCCGGACCATGCCGTTCCTGATTCCCCAGTCCAAGAACCAAGACCTGCCCCGGTATCTTGATCCGCAGCCGTACCGAGCAGAGGCATACAGTCGGAATATGTTGTCCCGATCACACTGCCAGATGTGACCTTGGCTGAGAATTCCGCGCCAATCTCATCATTCTGATAAGCCGTCGTGCTGCCATCGCGCAGAATCTCGAATCTCGGGGTTATCGCTGATGTGCCCGTGTGATAGACGGAAATCCAGGGTGTGATGAACGGTGTAGCGTAAGAGCAGTTCGCTGTTGTAACTATTTTCCAGGACTGCGCTGCAGAGCCAGCCGTGAAATAGATCGTAGAATCAGACACGATACTCCCAAACGCGTCTTGATACTGAAATATCCCGTGCGTATCACCGGAAG